TATCCCTCTCTTTGTTGTTGGGGCTCTCTTCTTGGAGCCATAATTTGAAATGCCTGATTATAATCTCTCATTAATAACTCATGCCTTCCTTGCAACCATTCATATTTTAGCTGAGTAATTGATGTTCTTGCAGCATAATCCTGTATTTCACCATTATATTTAGCAATTTTTTCTTGATTACCTTGAGACACTGTTTGAACATCTGAAGTAAATCTTTGAAGATTGTTGGTAAAAGTAGCAGTATTATGAGCTAAGTTATTATTATATTCTTGAACATTAGCCTGGACTTCTCTTTCATATAACGACAGATCATAACCTGTTTCAGACTGATATGTCTGAACAGCTTTTGCAACTTCTGCTTGATAGTTATTTAAAGCAGATTGAACTTTTGCGCTCTCCTTGTTAATATCAATGTTATACTTTTCTAAATTAGTAGATCTTTTTGCCTGCCATATTTGAAAGTCTTTTTGAAAATTATTTGCATACTCTTCAATTTCTTTTTGAATATTAGCCTGGTAAAGCTGTATTTCAGTAGAGTATTTTTGTATTTTTTTAGCTTCCTCAGCATCATTTAATTGAGCGTCTTGAATATCTTTTTGAAGCTTTGCTTGATACTCTGTATTTTCTTTATTAAATGCATTTAAATTATTTTGAATATTGAGTTGATATTCCTGTAAATCAGTCTGTCTCTTTGATTCCCATAACTGTATTTCTTTTTGAAAATTAGTCTGATATTGCTGAACCTCTTTATTTACATTAGCTTGGTATACTTGTGTCTCCATTTGATATTTTTGCAGTATTCTACCTTCTTTAGATTCTTTTAATTCAGAATCCTGAAGAGCAAGTTTTAAATCTTTTTGCAATATTTCAGACTCTTTATTAAACTTTGCAGTAGATTCTGATAATCTTGCACTATATTCGTTAACCTTAGAATTTATTTCCTGTATTCTTGATGCAAGCATTTCACTGTCTTCTTCAGTAGATATCCAATTATCAGTGTCTCCCCAATCAGGAGCATGCATTATTGGTGCAGTATATGTAGAATTAGTTATTCCACTTGTAACAACAGATATTTCAGAAATACTTGGAGCTACTGGAGCTATTGAAGTTATAGTTAAATCAGATACTGTTGGGCTACTGTCTAAAGATAGGACAGGTGGAGCGTAAGTTGGAGCAGTTCCAGTTATGCTTACAGTACTACTTTCAATAGAAGAAACTACAGGAGGAATAGATGAAATATTTAAGTCCGCTACAGTTATATCCTCAAAAGATATTGTGGGCTGAACAAATGTTTCTAGTGAAGTCAATGTTCCAAAACTAATATCTACACCAGCTGGAGCAGGAGGTTTAATAAATTGCCCAGGAGCAGTATATTCTGGAATAGACAATGATTCAGAATCTAAAATAGGAGGTATTAAATCAACAGGTAAATTGTTTTCCATTGAGGCTAGTTTATTCGTAATACTTTTACAGGCTGCATATAAAACTACTAAATAAACTTTATCATTTGGAAAATACTTTATATTAGAATGTGAAAAAGCTAAAGCTGCATTACTTGTAATATCTCTAGGCTCTTCATTTATATAATAGACTTTCATTCCATTGCTTGAAGATGGTACAGGATAAACATTTATAGTG